TTGAGGCAAATAAATGAAAGTCGGTGAGTTGGTGATAATTTATAAAAGTCCATGGAATGTTCATGCCATGTTTGGATATAAGAATGGCAATTTAGCGATTGTTCTAAGGTATGACCCAACCCCAAGCGATATGATACAGCCTTCAGTGAGAGTTTTTGTATTCGAGACAGAGAAGACAATCACAATACCAGTGATGTATGTAAAAAAAATAGGAGATTAAAATGTTAATGATTGGAATCGGTGAAGCTGGGAAGAATATTGCAGAATTATTCAAACCACACACGCAAAATTATAAAATAATAACTTTAGATGCCGGCCAAGGTTTAGATAAAAAAGACACAGTCGAAGAATATGACGAAATTGATTTTAAATTTAAACAGAGGGGCCTCAAATCTCACACTGAAGCCATTGTATTTGTTTGTGGGTCCGGTAAGGTTGCTGGAGCCTCACTACGCGTTCTAGAGGCTCTGAGAGGCTATGAAATAACGCTATGCTATATTGTTCCTGAACTTGAATTTTGTTCAAAAGAAGAGAAGCTGAGAAATAAGGTACACTATAATGTGATGCAACAATATGCTCGATCTGGTATGATCAATGAAATGATGCTGCTTGACAATAAAACACTGTTGGATATAGCAGGCGCAGGGACGGTCACCAATTATTATGAAAAAGTAAATTACTTTATCTATTCTACGCTGCAAAACATTATGTATTGCGCACACGTAACACCGGCTTTTGGCAAACCACACAAGAGAAAAGATATTTCGAGAATATCGACCTTTTCTTATGGTTCTTTTGATGCAAGTGACGAAAAAATGATTTATCCACTTGACAATGTTACAGAAACATGTTATTATATTAATATAGAAGAGGATGATCTTAATGGAGATGATACAATTATTCCAAAGTGTAAAGAAATTGTGAGAAAAAACAATGATAAAGGTAGAGAAACCTCATTTGCAATTTGGGAATCTTCTGAAGAAAATCATTTTTATGCGAAACACTACACTCACTTTATTCAAGATGTTATAGAGCCGCAGTGATCACATGAAAAAGTTTTTTTGATCTCGGTCCATTCGAATATATTTACTAAGTGTATTAAGTTTTGCTGGAGAATATCATGGACAAGATTCAAATAAAAAGACAATTAAGAAAATTACAACAGTCAGAGGAATCTATCTTGAGAAAATTGGCTCAAGACACGGATACGGACTTTGATCAAATTAAATTTGTAATACAAAAAATATGGGAAATGAGTGATCTAATACTCAGACTCGAAAAAACATTGGAAGAAATACGCAAAAATGAAACTTAAATTAATGGACATCGTGACATGCCCCAGATTGAAAGTGTCTGGACAGGTTGTGAGGATAAGACACTCTGTTGCAACAATTGACTTTGTGACTGGTGTTAGAATTAGAAAAAAACTAAACAAAATAGTCTATACAAACAAACAATGGAGGATTGATGACTGAACAAATTTATTATTCCCAATGGGGAACTGAAAGAGAAGAGCATAAAGATTACTTCTACATGATAGGTACTATTGCTAATTGGATTGGCTATGCACTAATAGGACCGATGCACACACCTTACTCGGTAGACATTATCCCAAGGTCAAACATCAGTGTTCTTCAAACAAAGGAGAAGTTTGGTTCTCCAAGAGTTTACGTGTCATTTTCGGAAGAAACCGAACTCGAAGATGCAAAACACTACAGACACGTTCACCAAACAGCAATCAAGCTGTTCCCACAATATGAAAAAGCAATCAGAGAAGGCATGGACCATTCTGAATATCTCTTCGAAACAGAAAAGGAAATTGCAACCTACATTGCAGAACAAATGAAATGGTTGCAACTTGGAAAAATAGAAGGTCACATAGATAATGACTTCTACCTCGAAAGACTCGCAACAATCCAAGCCGAATCAATTTTTTTGAAAAAAGTTTGCGATTTTACTTGACAAACCCTCTCAGAAATGTTATAATATAAACATAACCAATGAGGAAAGAAACAATGATTACATTTTTCGGAACAACAATAGCGATCTTCGCATTTTCATGCCTATGGCTGAAACTTGTTGGAGACTATTAAAAAAGTTTAAAAAAATACTTGACAAAGTATAAAAACTATGTTATAATACAATATAAACTCAAAACAATTAAGGAGGTTTTATGAGTAACAATAATTCACAATCAATGACTGTATATACTGGCACATTTGTAACAAAACGAGGCGAGCAACGCACAATGAACTTTATTCGTATCAATGAAGCGCCAAGTGGGACATTCCCATCTACTTTGCGAGAACGCAACTTACAGTCTGGATTTGAAACCGTATGGGATATTGATCGTCAAGCATATCGCACATTTAACAACAACACTCTCGTGGGAAGTGTCCAATCTTCCACACAGAATGTGATTGTTAATCTATTCTAAGTTATAAGGTTTGCGGCCTACCTTAAAGGCCGCACTATTTACGCACTTGTAGCTCAGCTGGATAGAGCATTCGCCTTCTAAGCGAACGGTCATAGGTTCGAATCCTATCAAGTGTATTTTTTAAAAAAACTTTTACTTTTTACTTGACATACCCTTTTGGATATGTTATAATAAGAATGGGAGTATGGTTAAAACCCTGCTTACCTTAGTGACATAACACAAAAAAATGATATAATAACTTAGGAGATATATTATGGCTATTAATTTAGACGCAATGCGAGCTAAGCTCGAACAATCAAAAAACGGCGGAAAGGCTAAATCTGGACGTAAGTCTACGATGTGGAAACCAAGTTCTGGTGACCAGATGATTCGTATTCTTCCAACTAAAGATGGTGATCCGTTTCGTGAATTTCATTTCCACTACAATGTAGGGAAAAATCCTGGAATTTACTGCAACAAGCGAAATGATGGTGGCGAATGTGCTATCTGTGATTTTGCATCAAAACTTTGGCGAGATGGTGTTGAAAATGACGATCAAAACCTAAAGAATGAAGCTAAAAAGTTGTTTGCTCGAAAGCGCTACTACTCACCGGTTCTTGTTCGTGGAAACGAAGCCGATGGTGTAAAGATCTGGGCGTATGGTAAAACTGCATATGAGACCCTTTTGGGCTACGTGCTTGATCCTGATTATGGAGATATCACTGACCCTCAAACTGGAACTGATATTAAGTTAACATACAGTATTCCCGGCACACCTGGTTCATTCCCGAAGACAACCTTGCAACCACGTCGTCGTCCATCAATTTTGTGTGACGATAACATTGCAGATTGTCAAGACCTTTTAGATTCTGTCCCCGATATTGATAATCTCTTTGATGTCAAATCGGTCGATGAAGTGCAGACTCTGCTGGACGGTTACCTGTCCTCCGACTCTTCAGCGGAGTCCTCTTCTAATGAAACTCAAAAGTTCAAGAAGAAAACCGGAGAAAGTGTAGATCAAGCTTTCGCAGCATTCATGAGCGAAGATTAAGTCGTAGACCTCCTGTGTTGTAAAGGGAATTGCCGCCCGCCCTTGGTTATAAAGGGGCGGCTTTTTTTTTGAAAAACTTTGTTTTTTGACTTGACATATCGTCTTAGATATGTTATAATATGTGAGGAAGCACTATGCTTCTTTTTGATCGAGAGTCATTGCGACTCGACATCAAGCGTGGTAGAGAGCGTTAAGTCTCATTATTAAAACTATGGAGTGACATTATGTCATATATAAATAACCCAATGAACGTTCGAGAATTTTATCGAATGACAAAAGATGAAGCAGTATACGAAGATGAATCTTTTGAAAGACCCCACGGAAACTGGAATTCTGTCAATATAAATGGATTCATAAGATCTTTGTTTCGCGGCCATGCAGCTACCCCAATCGTGATGGCGGATGTAAACGCATGTCAGACACATTGCGACGCTCTTAATGACCTTGCTAGTCGGCATTATTATAATATGCTAACTCAGCAGAAGAAACGATTTGTTAGCCTTGATGGCAAACATCGTCGAGAGTGCATTAGATCATTTCTTAATAACGAAATATCCTACACTGGTAAGGTTATAAATTTGGATGGTGATGTTCGAGGAGTTAGAAATAAGTTTTTCAAAGACCTAGAACCAAGCGAACAACAGCATTTCTTGAATAGCACACTATCTGTGATAAGATTTGAAAGTTTAACTCAATCTGATCTATCATCTGTATTTTTGTCCCTGAATGCAAATTCTTCGCTAACGAACCAGCATAAGAGAAATGCTCTTCAGACTCCGATAGCATCATGGACAAGAAAGATGAGAAGAGAGCACAGGGCACTTGTTGCCTCACTGTGTGGAGCAAAGTCTTTTGCCTCAATGAAACCAGAAGAGTATGTTTCAAAAGTCTATCAACACTGTGTTGACATTAAGTCAGACGTTGGAGATGGTGCGTTGAACTCACTTTATTGGAAAGGTGTTGGAATGTCGTTCAGTGAAGTGTACAGTGGGATTGCAAAGCAAGCAGCCGAAGATGTGCTTGATGTACTAACTTCTCTTGCTAGCGTTGTAAGTCTAAGGCCTCAAAAACGAGTCTTGCTTACCTTAGCATGCCACAATGTTATCACGTCTGGATATTTCGTAAGTGACGAAGCAAAATTTTGTGAAAACGTCTTCAAGCTTGATGAGCAACTAGAACAAGATTCTAGAGCACAGCATGTGAGAGACGTAGAATCAAACAAAGATATTGTAGAGTCAGATTACTATTTCGAACAGAAACGTCAAAACTGGAGCCCTCGTCGTGCAGACCGACAACAAGCTCTTTGGGATGAAATTATCAAAGATCCACAAAGCTATGGATTGGAGAATAGTTCAAACGCCACAGCGGCAAAATAAAACAATAGGAGATAAAATGACTACATTATTACTTACTCTTCTCTTCGCTTGCGGAGAAAAAGAAGAAGAAACTGATACAGCACCAGCCGAAGAGGTTGAAGAAGCTGTTGAAGAAACCACCGAAGAAGAAGCTGAAGATACAGCGGCTTCCGAGGAGGAGTAGATGACTAAGGCTGGAAAGATTGACATCTCATCGATGAAAAGGTTCGTCAACAAAAAAGTTGGCTTGGACATTGCTCATGATTTGAACCAAGACAATCCTACCGAAGTCAAAGAATGGATTCCAACTGGCTCACGCTGGTTGGACTCTATCGTTTGCCGAGGTAAGATGGCTGGACTTCCCGTTGGGAAGATTACCGAACTTGCGGGTCTTTCATCGGCTGGTAAGTCTTACATGGCTTGTCAAATTGCTGCACAAGCGCAAAAGAAAGGGCATTGCGTTGTCTACTTCGACGCAGAGTCTGCAATCGATCCTTTGTTCCTTGAGAACTCAGGAATAGATATTAACAATGATTTCTTATACATCCAAGCAGTCTCAGTAGAGAAGACCTTGGAAACAATTGAGGATCTGATGACTGAGTATTCAGAAACACAGTTTTTGTTTATTTGGGACTCAATCGCAGCAACATCTTCCGAGAAAGATCTCGAAGGTGACTTTAATCCTCAATCATCAATGGCGGTAAAGCCTCGGATCTTTGCGAAAGCATTTCCGAAACTCACTATCCCATTGGCAAATCAACAGTGTACATTGTTGTTGATTAACCAACTTAAGACGAACATTACTTCAAACGTCGCAGAAGCCATGACAACACCTTTTGTTGCTCCTGGTGGAAAGGCAATCGAATACTTCTGTTCTCTTCGTATTTGGCTAACAAAACGTAAAGCAAAGGCCTCATATGTTACTGACCCAACAGGTCTCCGGATTGGCTCCGAAGTAAAGGTTAAGGTTGAAAAGTCTCGCTTCGGGTCTGAGGGTCGCACTTGTGGCTTTAAGATTCTCTGGGGTAAAGACGTGGGTATTCAAGATGAAGAGTCATGGCTAGAAGCACTAAGAGCCTCAGGTTCAGATCGTTTCAAAGCAGGTGCTTGGAATAAAATTTATGACCGAGACGGCAAGGAATATAAATTCCAAAGATCGCAGTGGATCAAAAAACTCCAAGACCCAGAGTTTCGCTCTGTCGTGCTCGACATCATGGATGATGAGATCATTAGAAAATTTGAGTCTGAAGGGAAGAACTTTGGTCTCGAAGGAGAGTCCGAAGAAGCTTAAATGCTGAAGGTAACTAACCAACCCCTTCTCTTCGGAGTTGGGGTTTTTTTTATTATTTGTATTCGAGAAAACTACCTAAAAGTGTAACAACAACAGATGGGAGGATTTAAGAATGGACATAATTAATTTATACGAGCAATTTTGCAAAGAGAAGGGGGTACATTTTCAATTAGATGACAATGTTCGACCCTATGACAACACAACTCTTTTTTGTCCCGCAGGGATGCAACAATTCAAAGACAAGTTTAAGTCAGATGAAACTGGAACATTGGCGAATGTCCAATCCTGCATTCGACTAAACGACCTAGAAGAGATCGGAGATGGAACGCATTATCTCTACTTCGATATGATTGGTCTATTTTCCTTTAGAACTTTAACGGTTCAAGAAGCGGTTGACTTTTGGATGGAGTTTGTAGAAGAAGTTCTACAGATCAAAGTCGACTATGTAACAATCCACCCAGACAAATTCGAAGACTGGAAAAGTCTTTACGACAACTACGACGTAGAAGTGCGAGCAGATGACGAATGTAAGTGGACCGATGGACAAATTGGTGGCTACTGCACAGAGTTCTTCAAGGACGACGTCGAGATTGGAAACATCGTAAACCCACTTGGAACGTGCATTGACGTTGGCTTCGGCTTACAAAGACTTAACATGTTTGTGAATGGCGCAAACGAAGAGACCAAAGAAGAGATTTTAATTCAAGCTTGTGAGAAGCTTCTCTACTCTGGTTATTACCCAAGCAACAAGGAGCAAGGCTATGTGTTCCGAAAACTTCTCAGAGAACTTTATAGATTAGGTTCAGAGTGGGATAATGAACATTATCTCAAAGAGAAAAAACGCCAAGACAAGGTTATAGAAAATTACAACAGAAATAAAAACAAAGCAAAATATCAAAATAAGTCCAAAGAGTGGTGGTTCGATACTATGGGCGTAGATATAGATTTCATTAAAAGTTTAGATATTTGACTTGACAAACGTTCTCCAATATGTTATAATACTTATACAACTTGGAGGACAAATGAGAACATACTTGGTGTGGTATCGTCTAGACGACGATAAAGAGGACAGGATTAGAGGCACAGCCCTTAACTGGTCCCAAGCAGAAAAGATGGCTGATAACTTAGCCTTCTACCTTAGTCTTTTTGATGTAAAATTTGACTACGGAGTCAAGTCGTACGAAATTAACGTCTTACCGGTTGATTTAATAAATGATGATGGATCCTTGCATAAGTGGGGACCCGAAGACTTTGGAGAGTAAATGAAAAACGTTATTATTATTGATGCATTAAACATGTTTTTAAGATCCTATGTGATCAGCCCACATCTTGATAGAAAGGGATGGCCTGTAGGAGGCACCATTGGCTTTCTAAAGAGTCTTCAGAAGGTAGCTAGGGATTTTGACGCTGACGAAGTGATCGTAGCTTGGGACGGCCATGAAGGCTCTGCAAGACGACGATCAATGAACAAGGATTATAAGGGTGGTCGCAAACCAGTTAGATTCAACCGCAGAATGGTTGATATACCAGAGGACAAAGAGGAGGCCAACAAGGGATATCAACAAGTAAGGTTGATGGAATATTTAAATGAAATGCCTGTGATACAATTGGTAGCAGATTTCACAGAAGCAGATGATATCATTGCATTAGTAATCAATCATCCTCGCTACGCAGGTTGGAAGAAAACTATAATTTCAAGCGACAAAGACTTTTTTCAGTTATGTCGAGAAGATGTTCAAATATATCGACCAATCCAGAAAAAAATTGTTACTCAACAAGATGTTATCGATGATTTTAAGATACACCCTAATAACTTTGCTCTTGCTCGAGCAATTGCCGGTGATTCATCAGACAACTTACCAGGAATTAAAGGAGCTGGACTGAAGACAATTGCTAAACGCTTTCCATTTCTAATTAATGACCATGAGTATGTTGTTTCGGACATTGTTCGTGATTGCACCATGAGATCCAAAAAGCTAAAAATTCATGAAAACATAGAAAACAATGAAAAATTAATTAAAGATAATTATGCAATTATGCAACTCCAACACCCAAATATTCGACCGA